CGAACTTACACGAGAGACCCTATTAGGGTCTCAGGTTTATCGTCAAGGATTTGATGAAGCCATAGGTGATCAAATCCTATGCTGTGCCTATATCGCAATGCGAGAGGCAGAGCAAGGAGAATCAGAGATCCTCCTTCGTGTCTTAACTGTGGCAGAGCCAGGAGCTAAGGCACGTATTGTAACTACAGGGCCATGGTGGCTCAATGTATTACAACAATGTCAGGCGCACGTTACACGAGCGTTCCTGAAATCGCACCCCTCCGCTGAAGCGGGGTTAGCGAGAGCTGATCAGGCATGGCAATACCTATACATGATCAACTCAGCAAAATCGAACTTCAAGGACGATTTTGCTTGCCTCAGTAGCGACTTGAAGTCAGCTACTGACGCAATCCCAAAAGTAGTTGCAGAGCGACTACTAAAGGGAGTCGTCGATGGGATGGGCTATTATAGCCCTCTCATGGACGTTGCAACAGAACTGCTCTTAAAGAACCGGTTGTGTATGATAGATAAACTAGACAAAGTCTTTTTAGCTACTAGGGGAGTCTTCATGGGAGAACCTCTCACAAAGACAATCCTAACACTCCTTAACTTAAGTTGTGAAGAAATCGCGATGAGGCATTACCTCAAATACGATTGGAAAACACCGATACAGGAATCCTGGAGGTGTTTTCAAGTTTCTGGTGACGACCATATAGCCGTCGGTCCTATGGACTATCTCAAAGAGATAACCAGAACCCATCTCAGGGCGGGATCACTGATCTCTCCTGAGAAACACTGTATCTCCCGCAAAGCGGTAAGACACTGTGAAAAGATTCTAATGGTAACTTACTTTTCGAATCCTAATTGGACACCTCAGAGTATCAATGATAGTCGAGATGCCTATGAAGCTTCGCCCTTTATCGATTCGGTAAAGGTACGTTTGCTTTCTCCCTGTTCAAAGAACAACGAGAATTTCAACGACCGTAATACGGCCGTTGGAAAAGCTAAGGGATTGGGTAGAACCCTCCGTTGGCTCATGACTAAACACCTCGATACGAAGTGGAAGTTCATGGTAAGAGACCGATTCTTTCAAAGAATGGGTCCTCTTTTGCCTGACCGCTCCTCAGGAGTGTTTTGGCACCTTCTCCTTCCAGATAATCTGGGAGGTTTAGGACTTTGGATAGATGAGGATCTTCCTGATCTATGCAACAGGCTACCAGATCCGACTAAGTCTTTTCTGTTAGACTTAGTGTCAGGTTCAGCGAACCAAGACACTATAGACTTGTTTAAAGGTTTTACCAACAATACAAGTTATCGAGGCTACTCTCTTCCAGAGGGAGAGGTAGCCTTAGCTCGCGAATTTATAATTCACAAACTTTTAC